CTAACTGCTAATGAGAAGTCAACTGCTGACCTCTGGATAGCTGCTCTCTATGAACGTTACCTTGATGGTGAGGCTTACCTTGTGTTCAACACTTCAGGTGAAAAGCCAAAGCCTGAGACAGCTACTACTGCTGGTCGGGGTATGCAGAACACTAAGGCTCTTGCCAAGACTCACACGCTTACCTACCAAGACATGCAGGGAGTAGTGCAGAGCAATGTTCAGTTTTACAATGACATCCTTGCGACTGCTCAGAACTTCGACTTTTACTACTTCACTCCCGGCAGAATCTGGGATGCCTCCGGTTACTATGTGACTGTAATTGGTGACCCAATTATCACAGCTGACCTGAACACTTACCAGATGGCTGAAGTGACTGTTAACTGGGTGAGCAAGGTGAACCCTCTGCCGTACGAGTTTGACACCGATAGCTTCCTTGAGGGGCTATATTACATCATCAGCTTTACCGGAGGATCAGGTAGTACCTATGTTGGCAACACTATCACAAGTGCTTGCACAGACCCACAGACTGTAACTTTTTCAGCTGTGCTGAATATTGGTGCTATCTCTGGTGCGCCAGCACAAGTCTGGTCAATTGAGCAGGCTGAAGGCAGTGATGACATCACTGAGATTGGTCTTGTAATTGACACTGTAACTGGTGTGATAACCTGGAATCCAGAAACATTTGTCGGCACTTACATTTTCACTGTGACCGTTACCAATGAGTATGGCTGTGTATTCGGTCAGGAGACAATTACTCTAGTCGTTAATTGCGGAGAATAAAGTAACATGGAAGAGTTAATCGGGGTACTACTATCAAAGTTGCTAGACCGGAAAATCCGTGAAGGCAGGCACGATTACATTGAGGAGGCTAGAGAAAAGGCTGAAGAGCTGGAGTATCACTTTGAGAATGAGTACCCCGAGAAGCTCTTGATTACTCAGCATCCGAGTGAAGAGCCTTGGATGAGGGAGTACAGAAGACGCAGATGGCAAGCTCCTACCACTACTGCCACCGGGAGAGTTTACACCTTTCTCCAGAAGATTCAGCAGGCTGATGACTTTAAGATAAAGTTCGAGGATGACTTCCAGAAGACAGGCATTGCAGAGCGCATAGGGCTTAGCAACAACACTCTGCAGTACTATGTGGAGGATGAGCTGCCTAAGACAGGAAGCCTTGAGAAATGGCTCTTTAATGTCTTCCTTAAGACCTACCTAAAGGATGCCAATGCTATAGTAATTACTCTGCCAGACTATAATGAGTTCATTGAAGACCCGGCAGCTACCACTACTCTGGACTGGTCAAGACCTTACCCTCAGATAGTAGAGTCTGAAGACCTAATCTGGGAAGGGGAGGACTATGTAATCATCAAGACAGAGGATTACAAGGACATGAACCGTAGGAAGTGGGATCAGTTTCTCTGCATAACAGTAGAGGGCTTGATGCTGTTCAGGCAGGTCAATGAATACACCTATGACCAGCCTTTCCAGGTCTTTATCCTGCCCTATCAGTTCGGCTATCTGCCAGTCTGCAAAGTCGGCAACATTATCTATGAAGAAGAAGATGGTCAGTTAGTCTATGATTCGGTGCTTGCTCCTTGCCTCCCGGCATGGAATGAAGTTCTTTTCAGGACTGATGACCTTAATATATTATGGGCAATGCATGCCCTGCCCCAGAAGTGGGCATTGAAGATGTCTCCCTGTAAGACCTGTAATGGCACAGGGATAAGGACTAATCGCAAGGAGGAGAAGGTTAGCTGTAATGATTGCTCCGGCTCTGGAAGGGCTAGCAGCTCACCATTTGGGCTGATGGAAATAAATATAGACAGGTCAAGTCCTGTCAATCCAAACCCACAGATTCCACCAGTACCTCCGGCTGGCTACATTGAGAGACCAACTGAGACTGTCAGACTATTCCAGGAGGACATAGTGCAGAAGGAGTTTCAAGGGTTCAAGGCTATTGGTCTGGAATTGCTTGGGCAGATACCAGCTGCTCAGTCAGGGATAGCTAAAGAGTATGACCGGAAAGAGCTTAATACCTTCTGCTTCTCAGTGACTGTTCACCTCGCTCAAGTATATAGGAAGGTCTGCTTTTACATCATGTACCAGAGGTACAATAGCCTATTCAGTAGCAGCCTTATGGACAGTGATAAGATACAGGCAGCACTGCCTCAGATTACTGTGCCTACTGACTATGACATCATGACCACAGAGATGGTAGGTGAGCAACTTAACAAAGCTATCTCTGGCAATTTTAACCCTCTGATTATTGCAGGCATTGAGATGGACTATGTTGAGAAGCTCTATGGAGACAACTCAATGAAGAAAACCTACCTTAAGCTACTTAGTAGCCTTGATCCTTTGCCATTCAAGACAACCGATGAGAAGACTGTGCTGCTCTCCAGCAATGGATGCACTCAATTGGACTACATATTAAGTGCCAATCTTGCAGCCTTTGTGATGCAGAAGCTTGAGGAGAACCCTCAGTGGTATGAGTTACCATTCAGCCAGCAGCAGGCTGATGTCTATGCATTGGCAGCAGAGAAGCAATCTCAGATTCAGTCTGGATTAGTGCCTATAATGCCAGCAGGAGTATAACATGGATGAGAAGCAGCTGGAGTTAATCAAGAAGATTCAGCAGCTTCAGCTTGCCATTGAGAAGCGCATGGATGATGCACTTCCTAAGGTGTTTGAGAAGCTATCTAACCAGGTCATTGACCTGTCTGGCAATCTAAGTCTGGATGCCAAGGATAGGGCAAAGACACTAAAGGAGATGATCAGGCTAAAGAAGGACATCTCAGACACCATTGTCAACAATAGCCTTTACCAAACTCAGGTAGCAGAAGTCATTGCAGGCTTTGACCAGCTTTCTAAGCTATCTAATGACTACATCAGCATCATTCTGGATGACTTCAAGCCTAAGACTGAGCTTTACAAGGCCATCCTTGAGACTAACATAGCTACTACTAAAGATGCTCTCTTAGGTGCTGGCATCAGGAATAATTTTGGCACAGCCATTCAGGAAGTGCTAAAGGACAACATAGCAGGCATAGGCACAAGGTCTCAGCTCAATGAGACTCTCAGGAAATTCATTGAGGGAACTGACACTGAGAAAGCCTTTCTAAACAGATACATCAAGCAGACTACTAATGACTCTGTTATGACTTTTAATTCAGAGTACATCCAGACTATTGCTGATGACCTAGGGGTAGAGTACTACCTATATTCTGGCACAATCATATCAGACACCAGAGAGTTCTGCCAAGCAAGGGCAGGCCGTTACTTTACCAAGGCAGAAGTAGAAAAGTGGGCAAGTCTTAAAGGCTGGCAGGGCAGAATGGCTGGCACTAACAGCAGCACTATATTCATTTATCGTGGAGGCTACAACTGCCGACATCAGCTCTGGCCTGTGGCTAAAGAGCAGTATGAATCTGCCAAGGAGAGAGGCAGAACAGGTCTAAGGTAGTTACAAAGTAATTACAACCTGTTCCAATTTGTCACACTTTCACCCTACTTTTTCTCCCTATAAGCAATAAGTAGGGAGATGGGCTTTAGATGCCTTTGCTCAATGACATTACGCATGCCATGCCCTAAGTCTTGCTTGACCATCACAGCAGCCATGCTTTGCTTTCTAATGTAGCCCTGAAGGATTACCTCTGCCTGCTCTTCAATTGCCCAGCATAAGATGTAGACATCAGCTTTAAGCTCATCATTTAGATTGAAGACTAGCCTGCCTGTCTTATACTTGGTAGTCTTGATATCAAGATTATACTCATCCATCATTAGGTCTGTGCCTCCATCACCTTCAAGGCCACAGCTCATGTCCATTGGAATCTTCAGTGCCTTACTGACTGCATACTCACCCATTACTCCAATTAAGTCTCTTCTTTCATTGGAATTGCCCCAAATAAAATCTCTTCTATTTGGTTTAGCCTGATCCTTGAGAAAGTGCCTGCCCTTGGCAAGTACCCGGAGCAGCTCCATTTCTCTCTCTGTAAAAGTTATCTTCAAGGCTCATAATGGATTACAAAAGTAAATGATTAATTAGGATATTTACATCATGAAAAAGGCATCAAAGGAATCATCCATAAAGATTAACTTCGGCAAGCGAAGAGAGGGTAAGCACCGAAAGGCCAGAAGGCCAAAGGAAGGCAGGCAGAAAAAGTACAGAGGACAGGGAAGATAATGGCAGACAAAAAGTTTAAGACCAAGGTTGGCGGTAAGACTGTCAAGTTCGGAGCGAAAGGCTACAGCATTGCACCTGGTACTCCGAAGGGAGACAACTACTGTGCAAGGTCTTCTGGCATAAAGAAGTGCAAGAACCCTCCCTGTGCCAATGACTTAAGCCGAAAGGCTTGGGGCTGTGTTGGTAAAAAATCCGTAAAAAGTGCAGCAAAAAAATTCACTAGGGTTAAGTAACTTTACACAATGCAACTGAAGCACTTTACACTTTCTGAATTCGACTCTCCAGATGCACCTGGTTCGGGTAGCAACATGAAGGAGGAGTTCTTGATTAAACTTGACAAGGCCAGAGCAATTGCTGGCATACCGTTTAAAATTAACTCAGGTTATAGAACTAAGGCTCACAATGTCAGCCTGCAGAAAAGAGGCTATAAGGCTGTGACTAACTCACCTCACTTAGGTGGATGGGCAGCAGACATTCACTGCAATGACTCAGCATCTAGATTCACTATTATCAATGCTTTACTTGAAGCTGGGTTCAAGAGAATTGGCATTGATGGTACATTCGTACATGTAGACTGTGATCCAACAAAGCCACAGTCTCTCATCTGGACATACTAATGAATATGTTAATCAAGGCAGAGCTGATTAAGTTCTTGAATGATACCCCTGCCTATGGTGCTATCCTCCTGACTAAATTGACTAATCCTGACTTACAATTCTACAATGACCTTGAGGCATGGGCTTATTCTCATGGCTGGGCAGTCATTCTGCTCTATAGGTTGTTTGTGATTGCCTCAGACATCCACAAGCGGCTAGTAGTAAAAGAGCTATGGCCTGATGAGAAAGGAGAGGTGGTAATGATGACCGGGTATCAGAAACTTTATCTTCAATTTAAAAAGTTATTCAAATGAATATTCAAAAGGATACTTTATTCCTGATGCTGGTCTTTATTGCCTACATTGGACTTGATGTGTATAATGCGAACAAGACCCATAACAGACTTGAGTCATTCATTGAACAATCAGATAGCATGTCAGTCAAGTGCCTCTACCGGACAGCAAACATGTCGGCAAGAGTTGATAGCCTTAAAGCTCAGAATAAGGCATTGGCAGAGACAGTCATCTACCTTGACTCATGCACCCAGACTAAGACCTTCAAGACCGAGAGAGCAGAGAGGAGAGGTAGGTTCTTAGGTGGCCTGATCAAGGGGCTTTTCCCCAAGCTATAATGACCAACAGCTTTGGCAAGAGATTTCAAGTGTATGCCTACACTTGCACAAGTCTTGTCTTAGTCGGCCTGCTTCTGGGAGTAGGCTACCTCTACAAGACCAATCAGGTAGCTGCTTCTGATTCGGTGCTGATGTTTATACTTGCCCAGGTATTAGGCTCATGGGCAGCTTTGACAAGTAAGATTTTCCGCATTCCCGCAGCAGGTAGCAATAACTCTGATAATGCTTAATTTAGCAGCATGAATTGCCTCGAAGATTACATCGGACTTAAAGGTTGCACCACAGGTCAGCCTCTATCTGGCCTATACATAAATGACTACCCGGGCATGAGTTCGGAGCTGCTGGATAAGATAGCCACACCAGAGCAAGTGTCTTATGTGGGCATGTGGAACTCAGCACAGGCTGTGAGCTATGTAAGGCTCAAGCGTGATGTGCAGGCTGCACTATTCAGCTCAGCAGAAGCTCAGCTGGATCAGGTGCTATTCCAGACAAGGAAGGAATTTGTCCAGCAGTGGCAACAAGTTCAGACAGTACCAGCAGAGGCAATTCTTAAAGGCACATTCGTAAGCATTCAGGGCAGCAAGTATCTGAGCCTAAGAGTCAAACAGATTTACATCTTTAATGCTGGCCCTGCTGTCAATGGAATTGACTGGTACATA